CATCAGCGGGCGCCTCCTGGGCGCGGACCCGGGCATGGCGGGCATCTCGCGCGTGGGCCGCATCCCCGGATTCATCAACGGCAAAGCAGCCTACGGCGGGCGCTTCCGCGTGGAGTTGCAGGAGCTGAATGCGCGGCGCTTCACGGTCGAGGAGCTGTTGGCGGGGTTCGGGCTGGAAATCAACGGCCGGCGCGCCCCCCGCGCCAAGCTGCGCAGCGAGGTGGCCATTGAGCGGAACCGGGCCTTCCTGACGGTGTACGGGTGGATGGAGCAGCGGGGGATGCTGAAGCGCGGGGAGCCGGACCTGAGCGGGTGGACGGAGATTGAGTGTCCGTTCCGCGACGACCACACCGCCCGCGCCGACAACGGCGCCGCCATCCGCGAGCCCAGCGACGAGAACGATTTTTACGGCGCCTTCCGGTGTCACCACGGCCACTGCGCGGGCAAGGGCTGGCGGGAGTTGACGGAGTGGATCGCCGAGCAGAGCAGCGACGAGCTGGACGCCATCAACCGGGCCGCTGCGTGAAAACGCCATCCCAACTGACGCCGAGCGAAATCGCATGGGCGCGCGCGTCACGCCCAACGCGGCGGCTGAAAGAGATTGCCTACGAACTCAACGTCACCATGGCCACGGCCAGCGCGATCTGCAAAGACGTGAGAGGCCCAGGGCGCGACTGCCGCGCGTGCGATCACTACGCGGTGACGTGGCAAGGAAAAGAAGCCTACTGCGCGTTGCCGCTGTTCAAGGTGGTTCCGTGCGTCAATTTTGATCAGTACAAAAACACACCGCGGGTCGTGTTGTGTCAGGTGAAGAAATGACCGCTTACTACAACGAGCACGACAAGCACGCCGCGCAGTGGCTCAGAAACTTAATCGAGGCGGGCCACGTTGCGCCCGGAATTGTTGATGAACGATCAATCGAAGACATCACCCCTGGCGACCTTGCCGGATTCACACAATGTCACTTCTTCGCCGGGGTCGGGGTCTGGTCGCTTGCTTTGCGGCGGGCCGGATGGCGAGACGATCAAAGAGTTTGGACAGGCTCTTGCCCCTGCCAACCTTTCAGCGCGACAGGCAAAGGCGATGGGTTTGCTGACGAGCGGCATCTATGGCCCGCATGGTTCCATCTTATCGGCCAGTGCAACCCTCCAGTCGTCTATGGAGAGCAGGTTGCGAGCAGCGACGCAACTGCTTGGATCGACCTTGTACAAACTGACATGGAAGCCTTGGGTTACGCCTTTGGGGCGATCCCGTTTCCGTCTGCGGGCGTCGGTGCGCCGCACATCAGGGACCGATTGTATTGGGTTGGCAACGCCAAATCAGCGCGACCACAAGGACGGAGCTGCGCCATCGGTCGTGAGCAGCGGCAGGACGGACAAACTTGCGCACGCGGTGCACCTGGCGGGGTGGGCATCTCCGCGTGCGACAGACCCGAAGTGCGGCGGGACATATACGGAGAACTGCCAGGGCAAGGATCTTCCGAAGGACGCAACTTTAGCGGGATGGCCGACACCGACGCTTCCCTCGGGTGGACAAGTGCCGCCAGAGGGCACGACGGCAACAGGTCGCACGCTGGATGGGCGAAAGGTGCAGGTTACGTTGAAGGATGTGACAGCGCTAGCGGGATGGCCGACACCGATGGTGGGCAGCGTGAATCCTGCAGCGCACAACCAGATCAGCGGACAGTGGCGCAAAGCGATGGAACCCTGCAAGCCTCACGATCAACCGGCCCGACTAACGGCCACTGGCGAGATGCTGACTGGCTCTTGTGCCGGGATGGAAAGTGGCGGCCAGTTGAACCCGGCACACTCCCGCTGGCTCATGGGGCTCCCGCCCGAGTGGGACGCTTGCGCGCCTACGGAAACGCGATCAACGCGCAAGCAGCACAAATCTTCATAGAGGCAACAAAACCATGACCACCCCAGAACAACGCGCCGCCGAGCGCGAAGCCGCCCTGCGCGCGCAACTCGCCGGCCAGCGCCGGCTGGCGCGTCCCGAGGACTACGTGTATGACAAGGCGCAAGAGGCGTTTTGGGACCTGTGCGACGGCACCCTGCACACCGAGAAGTCCGTCGACGCCAGCATCCCCAAGGAGCTCTGGCGCGTGGAAATCGAGGAAGCCCCCGAGCCCCTGCCGGGCGCCAAGGGCCGGCCCAAGGGCCGCAAGGAGCGGTTGGTCCGTCCGTCGCAGGACATCATGCGCGTGGAAAATGACGCATTTGTGGAGGGGAGCACGTGGTGGCCCGGCCGACCCCAAATCATTCACGACTACTTCATCAACGGCGAGGGCTTCTACCCCGCGCCGGGCCGGCGGTCGTACAACCAATACGTCCCCCCGCCCGTCTCGGCCGCGCCGGCAGGTAGCGCGGAGGTGTGGACCGCGCACGTGCAGAAGCTGTGGCCGGACCCGGCGGAGCACAACTTTTTCTTCGACTACTGCGCGCACATGGTGCAGCGGCCCGGCGAAAAATGCAACGCCGCCATCGTCCTCTCCGGCACCCAGGGCATCGGCAAGGACGCCGCCCTTTGGCCGGTGCGCGCCGCCGTGGGCACGTGGAATTGCAAGGGCATTGACCCGGACCAGCTGTTCAGCGACTACAAGCCATGGGTGCAGACGTTGATGTTGGTGGTGGATGAGGTGCGCCCCACCAAGGACGAGTTTCACGCGTCGTCGATGTACAACGTGCTGAAGCCGATGATTGTGGCGCCGCCGGATGTGCTGCCGCTGAATCAGAAGTTTGAGAAGCTGCGCTACGTGGTCAACGTCATGCGGGTGTTTGTGACGACCAATGACTGGATGGCAATGTACATACCGCCCGAGGACCGGCGGATGTTTGTGATGCACTCGACGTTGCCCCAAAAGTGGCACGAGACGGCCGGGGACCCGGAGTACTTCCTGCGACTGTTCGGGTGGATGTAGGCGGGCGGGGCGGCGGCGGTGGGGGCGTGGTTGCGGGCGCGGGACCTGAGCGCGTTCAACCCCAAGGCGCAGGTGGCCAAGACCCAGGGGTGGGAGGCGGTGACCAACAGCTGGGACACCCCCGACGATGCGGTCACGGCGGCGCTGGAGCGGCTGGAGAAGCCCCGCGCCTTCTTCGCCACAGAGCTGCTGGCGGACACCTTTGACGCCAAGGACGAGATCGCCGCGCTGATCAAGTCTCCGCGCCGCTTGTCGCACCGCATGCAGCAGGAGGGCTACCTGGCTGTGAAGCCGCCGGGTGGGGCTGACCGCTGGCAATTCTCGGCGAGCGGGGTGGTTTTCCGGTCGAGGCTGGCGTTTGCCAAGGCGGATTTTGGGTCAAACCGCGCGGAAACGAATTTATTTTTGGGCGAACGGGGAAAAAAGATCGCCGAAAATAAAGCTGCGGCCGTCCCCAGCCATCTCAAAGTCGTCAAAAATCAATTCTGAGCGCCGCGTGTGCAGTGGATCTAAATCTCGGGTTTCTCGGGCCGGAAAACCCGAGATTGCGAAATCTCGGGTTTTTGGTGAAATTTGGGGCCTGGCCGGCGAGCCGCGCGGGCGTTGGGCGCGGATGTTGGAATCACGGTGCCGCGCCGTCGAATCTCGGGCCTGTGCGTTTTCGCCGCGCCGCGCCGTGATTTTAAAATCCAAAAACCCGAGAAACCCGAGAACCCGAGTTACACCTCCGGTCTATACAAGTTAATTGATTTAAGGGAAATTGATTTATATTATGTAAAACCAAAGAATAGGGCATCTCGGGTTTCTCGGGTTCTCGGGTTTTCCGTCTGCAGGAACTCAACGCCCGCGCGGCGTCCAAGCCCGAACCCGAGACGCGGCTGCGCCGGGCCTTGATTCTTGGCAGAGAACTCAACGCCAGCGCGGCGCGGCTGCGGAAAAGTCGATTTCCTCGCCAGTGGACCCCCCGGTAGAACGGAATTTATGCTGCGTTTTGATGCGCGGCAGGAAATCAGGCATAATGCCGTGGTGTGTAAATTGGGTTTCTGATGCCAACAAACAAGTCTCCCCCGCAGAAAGCCAAGAAAGCCAAGAAGCCCACGGGCGCGGCCCGCGCGTCCTCGGGCGGCAACCCCCCATCAAAATCAGCGCTCGCAGCGCTAAAGGCCATCCAACACGTCGAGCGGCCCGTCTCGCCGAAAGGCAGGCGCTATTCCCCGGACGAGCAGTCGGCGTTGTGGTCGTTGGTGATTGCGGAGCTGGAGGGTGGCAAGACGCTGAACAAATCGCTGGCTGCTGTGGAGGGTGCGCCCAGCTCGTGCGAATTTCTGAAGTGGGCGAAAGAGACTCCCGACAGAAAAAAGCAATACGCGGAAGCCAGGTTGGCTGGCTATGAAAAGATGGCTGACCAAATCATAGACCTGTCCGACGATTGTCGCATCGGAACGACGATCACGGAGAAGGCGGACGGCGGCGTGGAAGTTGTTTACGGCGACATGGCGGCGCGTGCGCGCTTGCAGATCGACTCTCGGAAATGGCTCCTGTCGAAGTGTTTGCCAAAGATCTACGGCGACCGCGCCCCGAATGCCGGGGGCGACATGCAGGACCTCGCCGCGCAGCTGCGCGGCATCGCGGACAGGTTGCCGGTATGATGGTCGAGGAGCGTCTAGCCCCCGCCACGTACGAGACCGACCTCGCCCGGTGGTACCCGCTCATTGCGCACCCGGTGCAGACGCGGCTGGTGACGGAAACGGCACGCTTCAAAGTCATCCCCGCCGGCCGTCGCAGCGGCAAGACCGAGCGCGCCAAGCGCTACGTCGCGCGCGAAGCGCTGCGCACCCCGGGCGACTACTTCATCGCGGCGCCCACCCGTGATCAGGTGAAACGGATTTATTGGCAAGACATGAAACGGTTGAGCTTCACCAGCATCATGCCCACAGCCCCCAGCGAGTCGGACCTGATCATCCGCCTGCCAAACCGCAGCAGCATCAGCCTCATTGGGCTGGACCAGCCCCAGCGGATGGAGGGTGTGTTCTGGGACGGCGGCGTGGTGGACGAGATTGCGGACGTGAAAGAAAACGCTTGGCCCGAGAACATCAGCCCCGCGCTCGACACCTTTGACCCCCGCAACCCCAACAAGCGTGCGTGGTGTTGGCTGCTGGGGGTGCCTGATGGCATGAACCACTACTTTGACATGGCGGAGTACGCCCGCACATCGGGCGATCCGGACTGGGCGCTGTACACGTGGAAGAGCGCCGACATCCTGCCCCCGGACGTGATTGAGGCGGCCAAGAAGCGTATGTCGCTTAAGCAGTTCCGCCAGGAATATGAAGCGTCATTCGAGACCGCCAGCGGCCGCATCTACGAAGACTACAGCCAAGCCAACCACACGGCAGCGCGCATCGAGCCGCACGAACAACTGTTGTGGGGCCACGACTTCAACTTCTCTCCGCTGAGCAGCTTTGTGGGTGTGATGCGCGGGGAGGAGATTTTGTTCTTGGAAGAGATCATCCTCACCAGCGCCGTGGCGCGCCAGTCGGCGCTGGAGTTTGTGGAGCGGTACAAGGAGCACCAGAACCGCCACGTGGTCGTGTACGGCGATCCGTCTGGCAAGGCCGGTGAGAAGCACGGACAGTCCAGCGACTACATCGAGATTGAGACGATACTGCGCGACCACAACTGGACCTACACCCGCAAGGTGCGCCCCTCCACCCGCAGCATCAAGGATGGCCAGAACGCCGTGCGCGCCAAAATCGCCAACGCCGCCGGGGACCGCGCGCTGTTTGTGAACCCCAACACTGCGCCCTACGTGCACAAGGCGCTGGCCACGGGACAGCTGAAAAAAGGCAGCACCTTTCTGGAAGAGGACAGCGAGTACCAACACGTCGGGACGGCGGTGCGGTACTTCATCGATTATGAATTCCCGATTTACGGTCGCGACACGCGACAAATACCAATTAGGGGTGGCCTATGAGCGAGCTCCGCACCGAGCACAAGGCGTTTGTTGACGCCAAGCCCCTTTGGGCCATGTGCACCGCTGCTGCCGAAGGCGAACACGCCGTGCATGCCGAGCGCGAAACGTACCTGCCCCGGCTGTCGGGCGAGGACGACGTAGCGTACAAGGCGCGGCTGCTGATGACGCCATGGTTCAACGCCACGTGGCGTACCATCGTTGGGTTGCGTGGGATGTTGTTCCGCAAGCCCCCCACGTTGGAGGCGCCCGCTGCGCTGGGGCCGCTGATGGAGGACGTGGACGGCGCAGGCACGACGATGAACGGGCTGGCGCAGGAGGTGGTGGAGGAGGCGTTGACGCTCGGGCGCGTGGGGCTGTTGGTGGACTACCCCGCCGCACCCCTCGGTCTCACCCGCGCGGACGCGTTGACGATGAAGTTGCGCCCGCTGATCAGTGTGTACGAAGCGGACTCCGTGTACAACTGGCACACGGCACGGGTGAATGGTTTGACGGTGTTGACGCAGGTGCGGCTGATTGAGGAGGCGGCGCTGGACACGGAGGACGAGTTCGCCACCAAGAGCGAGAAGCGCTACCGGGTGCTGGACCTGCTGGACGGCAAGTATCGCCAGCGCTTGTACCGCATTGACGAAAAGGGCGATGAGGTGCTGGTGGAGACGGTGATGCCGACGATGGGCGGCGCGCCAATGACGTTCATCCCGTTTGTGTTCATTGGCGTGGACTGCGTTGGGCCGGACGTGGACGTGCCACCGCTGATGGACTTGGTCACCACCAACTTCCACCACTACCGCCAAGCCACCAGCTACGAGCGTGGGTGCTTCTTCTCCGGCCTGCCCACCATGTTCGTCTCTGGCATGGAGGACAGCGACAACAGCATCAGCATCGGAGGCTCCACGGCCAACGCATTGGGCAACCCCAACGCCAAGGCCTACTACGTCGAGGTCGAAAGCGAGTTCTCTGCGCTGCGCACCAACCTGGAAGACAAGAAGCGCGAGATGGCTGTTCTTGGAGCTCGGATGCTTGAGGGCGGCAAGACCGGTGGCAATGCCGAAGCCGCTGAGACTGTAGCCCGGCGCCAGGCAGGCGAAGAGGCCGTACTGGCCAGCATGGCACAAACGGTGTCGCAGGGCTTGACGCGGGCGCTGGGGTGGTTGGCGGAGTGGGCCGGCGCGGCCGGGCCGGTGCGGTACGAGCTGAGCCGGGACTTCTTGCCGCAGGACATGACTCCGCAGGCGATGGCGGCGCTCGTCGCGGCATGGCAGTCGGGCGCAATCAGTCAGGAGACGCTGTTCGACAATCTGAAGCAGGGCGAGGTGATCAACAGCGATCTGACCTTCGAACAGGAGCAGGAGCGCATCGGGTCGGCTGGGCCAATCGACATGATCGGCGCTTGAATGACCCCAACCGAATGCGTCCTGCCCAGCGGAGCGTTCGCGCGCGTGGAAGTGATCACCGTGGCCGACATCTGCATCGCCTCCCAATACACGGGGTTTCTGTTTGTTGTCGCGTTGGCGGAGCGCGCGGTGACGCTGGACGGGCGGCGCGTTACTAGCGATGAGCTGCTGGGGATGGAGTACGCAGAGGCTGCGCCCATTTTCCACGCCATCAACGCGCAGCTCGCCAGCGCTTACAAGACGCGCGCGGGGGTGGCATGATCGAATTTCAACCAAAGGAGCTGTCGCCATGAAACTCATGATCGGAAAGACAACCTTCGCTGCCGTTATTGGTGCGCTGTTGGCGAGCGACGCCAAGACCGCCATCAAGTACCTCGGTTCCCGGCTGGTGGTGCGCGCCACTTGGCGTCACAGGCCGCAGACGCGCCACACACGCGAGGAGATGGTGGTGACGTTTGGGGCGCCGAACTTTTTGGAGCGCAAGTTCATCAAGGACTGTTTCGCGGCCGGAGAGAACCTGCCAGTCAAGAAGATCCAGCTGCGCCCGTGGCCACAAAAGCGCGCGAAGAAGTGAATGCCCTCAACCGATAAATCCCTGCTGTGGATGCTGGACCTGGCGCGCTTTGACGCTCACGAACGGGCGCGGATCGTGGCGCTGCTGAAGCGGATGGAGGCGGAGCTGATCGCGCAAGTTGCGGCCGGCGTCACCGACTGGAGCCAAGCGCGCATCTCGCAGCAAATGGCTGAAATCGCCGCGCTGATCCGGCGGCATTATGACGATATCGCCCGCACCGCCATCGACACCACCACCGAACTAGGCCAAGTTGCCGCCACCAGCGCAGCGCGCTCTCTGAGTGTTGGGCTGGGTGAGGGTGTCGCGCCAGCATTGCCTGCCTTCGACGCTATGCGGACGCTGGCCGGCGACGCCATCGTCATGGGCGCTACGCAGAAAGCGTGGTGGGCGCGGCAAGCAGCAGATGTCGCCTTCCGATTCTCCACCGCCGTGCGCCAGGGACTGGTCGCCGCCGAGACCAATCAACAAATCATCCGCCGCGTGCGCGCCGAACTCGACGTCACCCGCCGCAACGCCGCCGCGCTGGTGCAGACGTCGGTACAGACGGTGGCCAATGACGCGCGGCTGGCCACGTTCCGGGCCAACTCGGACGTGATCACCGCGCTGCGCTGGATGGCCACGCTTGACGCGCACACCTGCGCCCGATGCGGCGCGCGCGACGGGATGAAATGGCGGGTGGACGGCACCCCGATTGCGGGCGCTGAGGCGTTTCTGAATCCTCCCCTGCACTTCAACGACCGCTGCGTGCTGGTGCCCGAGACCGCGCTGTCCGACCTGGCCCCCGGCACCCGCGCGTCGTCGGAGGGGCAGGTGAGCAGCAAGACCACGTTCAGCGATTTTCTGGACCGGCAGGGTAAGGCGTTTCAGGACGAGGTGCTGGGGCCGGGGCGTGCGCAGATGTGGCGCGACGGTAAAATCACGCTCACAGACCTGACCTCTGGCGCAGGGCGCCCGCTGACGCTGGACCAGCTGCGAGCGCGGCACAAATGAACACACACCCGAGACACCCCGAGAACCTGAATCGGGACCCGGCACGGGTAAATGCCGGGCGGACCTCTCGCCACTGCACCAGCGGCGCGATCAGGACAAGGTGCGAAGGACAACCCATCAGCGCCGCAAGGCGTCAAGACCGCCTGATGATGGGGTAACGATTTCGGTCGCAGGACGCGGCCAAACCCGTGCCGGCAGGGATTGCCGGTGAAGAGCAAGGACCAAAAATCATGGCAATCGCCCTAGCAGCAGACACCCTCGACACCATCCCCGAAGCGCAGCGCGCCTGGTATGTGCAGGACGGAACAAAATTTAAGCTCGACCCAAGCAAAGTCGAGATCGAAGACGTTTCCGGCCTCAAGACCGCCCTCAGCAAAGAGCGCGACGCCGTCAAGGCCGCCAAGGCCGCCAGTGCGCAGGCTGTGGCCGATGCGCTGAAGGATTTCGAGGGCATCGACCCGGCAAAGACCCGTGCGTTGCTCAGCAAGTTCGACAACGAGGAAGAGGCCGCGCTGATCGCGGCGGGCAAAGTTGACGAAGTGATCTCGAAACGCATGTCAAAGCGCGACGCCGCCCAGCAAAAGCTCATTGACGCAGCGGTCGCGCGCGAAAAAGAAGCTACTGAGGTGGCCAACACCTTCAAAGGACGCGTTCTCGACAACCACATCCGCGCCGCAGCCGCAAAAGCAGGCATCCATGCGTTCGCCGTGGACGATGCGCTGCTGCGCGCCCGTGCGCTGTTCTCCCTGGACTCCAAGGGCGACGCCGTGCAGTTGGGCGCCGACGGCCACGCGGTGCTGGGCAAGGACGGCAAGACGCCCTTCACCCCGGCCGAATGGCTGGAGACGATGAAGGAGGCGGCGCCGCATTGGTTCCCGGCTGGCGCTTCCGGCGGCGGCGCGGGCGGGTCTGGCGGCGCGGGCGCGGGCGGCAAGACCATCACCCGCGCGGCGTTCGAGGCGTTGCCGGCGCGGGAGAAGGCTTCGGTCGCCAAGTCCCACAACATCGTGGACTGAGCGCGCGGACAAAATAAATTTGCTTCGCACACAGAATGGCGTCATAATGGCGGAAACCCGACCGGCGTGATGCTGGTCGGGTTCAACTGGGCCGGGTGCCCAACAGCAATGTCCGGGATGGACTAAACAATCGTTTGACCATCTTTTTCGCAAGGACATTGCATCATGGCTACCACCCTCACCTCCCTCCTGCCTGACGCCTATGCTGCGCTGGACGTTGTTTCCCGCGAGTTGGTCGGGTTCATCCCGGCAATGCAGCGCGACATGACCGCAGACCGAGCCGCGTTGAACCAGACGATTCGCTCGTTTGTCGCCCCCGCAAACACCACGGCGAGCATCACGCCCGCGATGACAGTGCCCACGCCCGCCGCACAGACCATCGGCAATCGCACGCTGTCGATCACCAAGTCGAAGTTCGCCGCATTCGAGTGGTCCGGCGAGGACCAGAAGTCCGCCGACACCGGTCCGGGTTATCTCTCCGTGCAGCAGGACCAGATTGCGCAGGCCATTCGCGTGCTCGTGAACGAGGTCGAAGCAGATGCCGCCGCGCTGCACATCTACGCTTCGCGCGCCTACGGCACCGCCGGCACTGCGCCTTTCGCCTCGGACCTGTCCGACATCGCCCAGCTGCGCAAGATTCTGGACGACAACGGCGCTCCGCCTTCCGACCGGCAAGTGGTCATCGACACCACGGCCGGCGCCCGTATGCGCGCGCTGACTCAGCTGACCAAAGCGAACGAAGCCGCCGACACCACCATGTTGCGCCAGGGCTTGCTGCTGGACATTCACAACTTCGGTATCCGTGAGTCTGCACAGGTCGCGAGCTTCACCAAGGGCACCGGCGCCGCCTACACCACCTCGACCGCAGGCTTCGCGGTCGGCGCAACGTCAATCGCCATCATCACGGGCTCGGGCACGGTGCTGGCCGGGGATTTTGTGACGTTTGCCGGCGACACCAACAAGTACATGGTCGTCACCGGCGTCGCTGCTCCGGGCACCATCGTGATTGCTGCGCCCGGTCTGCGCCAGGCAATCCCCGCCTCTGCCGTCGCGATGACCGTCGGCGGCACCTCCGTCCGCAGCATGGCGTTCTCGCGCAACTCGATGGCGCTGGCCACTCGGCTGCCTGCGCTGCCGAAAGATGGTGACCTGGCGAGCGACCGCACCGTGCTGACCGATCCCCGGTCGGGTCTCAGCTTTGAGCTGGCGTACTACCCTGGTTTCCGCATGGGCGGGTACTTCATCGGTCTCGCTTGGGGCGTGGCCAACATGAAGCCTGAGCACTCGGCCGTCCTGCTGGGTTGATCGGTTGATGGGCTAAAGCTGCGCAGACTGTTCTGCGCAGTTTTCATTCTTTGGAGGTCACATGAGCAATTCCTGTCCAACTGTCAAGGTCAAGTTCGACAACGAACAAGGTTTCTTTGTCATCAACGAGGCCGATTTCGATCCGGCTGTCCACGAGCGTTTCGACGCTGATGAGGCACTGAATTCAGAAGGTCTGACGGTTGCGGAGTTGAAAGAGGCGCTCACCGCCAAGGGAGTCGCGATCCCCGGAGACGCAAAGAAAGCGGATCTGCGCGCATTGCTCGACGCAGCGTAAGTCATGGCCCTGATCGTTGAAGACGGAACCGGCCTGACGACTGCGGAAAGCTACGCGTCAACGGCCGCAATCTCCGCCTGCCACCCAGCACGCGGAAACGCAGCGTGGGCTGCGCTGACGACGGCGCAGATGGAAGAGACAATAAATGGCTGAACCTGTCAACACGGCAGTCCCCGCCATAACCGGCACGGTTGATGTTGGTGAAACGCTGACGGCAAGCACCGGGACGTGGACGGGCGGCGTTGACTCGTATGCCTTCCAGTGGTATCGAGTCAATGACAATTCCGCTGTCATCCCCGGAGCGACAAGTTCCACATACGTCATCACGACGGATGATGGGAGTCACACGCTGAAAGTTGGCGTCATCGCCACGAACAACACCGGCCCATCTATCGAGGCGTTCAGCCTTGCGACGATAGCAGTCCCGCAAGAATGGTTCGTCGTTGAGACTGGCGCAGGACTGGCAACGGCAGTTTCCTTGTGCAGCAATGAGGAGGCGGATCAGTACCACGCAAGACGCGGCAATACAACGTGGACGGCGCTCAGTCACACAGCCAAACATGGGCATCTCATCCGGGCCACGGATTACATGACGGAGACCTATCGGATGCGGTGGGCTGGGGAGCGTATGACAGAGACGCAGGCGCTCGACTGGCCTCGGCAGATGGTTCCGCGCAAGGACAGTGCGCTGTCCAACTACTACGCCAACAACGTCGTGCCGCAAGAGGTAAAAAACGCCTGCGCGGAATTGGCGTTGCGCGCGGCGGCAGGCAACCTATTGGCCGATCAGACACAGCGCAAGGCCAGCGTCTCAGTCGGCCCCATCAGCACCACCTACGAAGCCGGCAGCACCGCCACCGTACAGTACA